GATTTGTCCACAATTCGCCGCTGACCAACTCATCAACCTCCAGCGGCGATTGTCGCCAGCAGGCCAGCGTATATCCCCCAGCAACGGTGCCTTTCTGCTGGTCAATGAGTTGGTCAATGCGCTCAGCCGCCTGCGCCAGCACGCTGGTGCCTGAAGACGGCCCGACCACCTTCACTTGATAGAGCATGGCGCTCATCATGCGAAAGGCATTCATGGTGGTCACATCGTGCCCGGCCTGATAGCCCACGATGACGTACGGCGGCGTCGTTTCCGGCGGCGCGTAGGCACGCCTGACACCACCTGGCGCGTATCCTTGCAGTGTGCTGTCGGTCAAGAGCCCAATCAGAAACTCAAACCCCAATGCGACTTCGTGTCCAGCCATCACGCACCCCCCAGCGCCGCAATGGCCGCGGACATATTCGCTGTAAGTTCATCGGCAGCAGCATCTACCGCTGGAATGAAAGCCGGTTGCGCCGCCATTTTGTACGTACCCATTTCGACATAGATGGCGTAGTTTGCTCCAACCGCGGCGTATGCCGTGAAGTCGTCGGGTGGTGCATCCACTTCGGGCAACAAGTACGAATCACCTGGCGGTGCGCTGGTGGCACCGTAGGTAGAATTTTCGCTCGTGACCGTGTAGGCCGATGACACCATGAACCCGGTGTCTACTGGCGCAGTGGCGACGTACGTGTCGGTGATAAACTGCGCGGTTTTTGCCACTGCGCCTTTACAGGCGTCGTGCAAGCCTTCAGCGATAATCGGCCAATGATTAAATCCACCAATCATTGCTTCACCTCACTTGCCAGCACATTCACAAAGACTTGCAGCGATTTGGGCACCAGGAACACCTGTACGACCAGTGTCTGCCCGTTGATGAGCAGGTGGTCTTGTGCCTTCACGTCTGTGCCAAACGGCAGTCGTATCTGCCAGCTCGCCAGTGCGCCAATCAAGTAATCGTAGTTCTGAAGCTGTGCAGCAGTTGGCTGTGCCATACCGGCAGGTACCACCGCAATGGTGTTCCACGTGTCCGTTTCGGAGCCGTAGGCATCCAGCGTGGGCGTCTTGCGCTGGATGGTACAGGTCAAATCACACGTGGCTGCCGCCGCATCTGCCTGGATTTGTGCCATTTCCGCTGCTGTGACCACTGTTTAAGCTCCTTTAATGACATCTTCACTATCAAGCAAGCGGTAACGGCGGCTGCCAATATCCGGCATTACGTCCTCACGGCGCATGTGCGCGGTGCGCGGCAATGCTTTCCTCCGGTAGATGTTGGCAAGCAAGAATTTCTGATTAGGAATTTGCGAGCGGCGCAGTGTTTGCCCGTCTACGGTTACGTCGTACGAGCCGATTTGCAAGGCGGCCCATAGCTCTAAGAGGTCAGCGGCTGCGCCGTAAACATCGTAGGTTTTGCCGGTTGCAAAGACTGGTGGCAGCTGGCCCGGAGCGGTACCAGACGCAAAGACGTTCAACTCAAACTGCCAGTGCCCGACAATGTAGTCAGAGGCGAGCGGCGTCACGACCACCCAGGCCGCGCCATTGCTGTATGCTTGCAGCGTGACATCGGACTCCCACCACTGATACTTGCTGTAGTAATCAGCGTAGATGGTTTGCGCCTGGTTGTTCGTGGAGGCGTTATTGAGGATAGACGGTGCGATAGTCAGCCCTTCATAGCGCACGTCCGTTCTCAGATTGTCCAGCGTGTCCTGGATGTCCTGATCGGCGAACTGCGCGTTGTTGCTTATCGGGTCTGCTATCAGCAACCGTACTCTCGCTATCAACTGTGCCATCGTGTTTCTGACCGGCATCTGTCACCTCGCTTTGCTCAGGTGGCTCTGGAACCTCCACCGCACCTTCCGCGAGAAAGCGTGCGATGTGGTTCCGATTGAGCACCTTTTCAAGCCTGCCATTCTTCATCCTGAGCCACATGGCTTAGAACCGTGGAGGCAACACGGCTGCAATAATCGTGCCGGTAAAGCCCGATGCAAAGTCCACATTGATGGAGCCATCGGCTTGCGCAAAACGCGCCGATTCAAGTGGCCCAATCCACGCGGTCGCAGTCGTGGCAATGCTGACTGAGAGCGCACCTTCACCAGAGCGCAGCGCCGGTGGGTTGACACCAGCATCAATCGTCACGGCTTTGGTCGTGCCAGCAGTGTTGTTGACGATGAAAAAGAGGTTCTGCGCTCCTGCCGACGCTGGTAAAGCGGTGCTCGGCAATGCCAGATTCATACCGTTGGTCTGGTCAGCCGTATCGCCAGAAGGCGCAGTAATGCTGCTATTAGGTGCAAGCGTGTGAAGCGTAATCGCTGTGCGTGCCATGAGTGTGTTCTCCTTTTATCCTATGGGTGTTGCAGATAGGCCGCAGCGAGCGCGTACGGACGAACGGTCTTTGCGCCGTAAAGTGCGATACCTTTCACCGCGTCGGCAAAGCGATACGGAGGACGATACGCTTCCACCTTGTTCATGCCTTCCGCTTTGGTGAGTGCCATGCTATGCCCGGCGATAACCACATCCTGACTGCCAGCTGCACCAACGGTACCGCCAAGATGCGGTGAGTTATTAGACTCGTATACATCCATCCCAGCGACTTTACCGAGGTAGGCGTCAAAGCCGACCTGACCGCCAGACGCATCCAACTTGTTGGTCATCAGCGTCATACGCGCGTCCGGCGTGTTGAAGCTGGTGAAGCGCAGGTCTTGAATGAGCAGCGTGGTAATCCACGGAGGCACGACGCACCAGCGACCAGCTTTCTGCACGTAGTTTTGCGTGAGCAGCTGGTTCAGCTGCACGAGGTAGTCATAGACGGTTTGCCCGCCGCCGATGTTGGTATTGATAGGCACAACAGGCGTAACGAAGCTGCCGGAGTTGCCAATCAGGTTGGCAGAGACGGCATCGGTGTAGAACCCGGCGTAGTATTCGTCCATTGTCTCGGCCATCTGGTAGCCAGCACGTTGGGTGGCTTCTCCCATGACCTTCGGGTACGACTGGGCCATATCCACGTCGTCAATCTCGAAGTTGAAGTATTTGGCTTGCGAGATGGTGAGCATTTGCTGTGCGTCTGTTAACGACTGCGGTGGATTGATGTCCGTATCTTTCACATAGTTGTAGATGGTGATATCGCCGACGGAGTTGATTTTGACAGTATCACCCATATTCTTAATGGTGCCTTCGTAGTCTGCGTTGAAGAGCGCACCGAAGACCAGCTGCTTTTGCAGCGCGACCAGAATCGAGTCGGCCCACAGCTCTGGAATAAAGTTCTTGAGGCTCATGCGTGATTATTCCTATCGCGACTGTGCTCTGAGCCACGCCTGAATTTCTGGCTGTCGTTCGAGATATTCATCTCGCGTCATCTTTGCCAGCACTGCTCGTGAGAGCGGTTCCGCACCGGAAACCGAACGCGACGGATTGGTCGCGCCGCCGGATGTGGGCGCATTCCTCTGCACGAGGTATGGATTTTCTTTCAGGACTGC